CTTTATCCAGTTGATTGTCATCATTCCGTCTATCACTTCATGCGTTTACATATTCAGGAATGGTGAGTGTTTATACAATCTAACTATTGGCGCCTACCGTAGATTTCCAGTCTACAGCTGGTTATCAGTTTGGAAGTTGCGATTATCAACTTCAGTCCACGTCAGTGTTGGGTGATAAATGCCCAAATCACTGAGTGCGTTGCTTATAGTGGCACGCAATTCCTCATAGAATTGCGGACCATGACCATATGCCAAATCCATGGCCGAATTCACATTCGCCTTAATCGCTTCACGTGGATCATCTGCTTTATGTGTCCAATTAAGACACCCCGCAATTGATGATTCCGCGATCTTGGCAAGAAAAATTCCGCCGCGTGTTGGATGTTTGACAAAGTTGCGTTTTAAAAATGGCGCTTCTGACAATGTTCGAAATGGTATAACATTGCCCGATTTATCAATATCGGTGAATTTGATACCCATAGTCGAGAAATAATTTTGAATCGTCATAGTGTTAAAGCGATCAATATATTCCTCGCTAACATTGGCTAATACATCATCACCATATGTTACGAGTCGCACATTCCTATCAAAATGCAATAATGGTTCCTGAAGCATCTCAACCCAAGCAGCACGAATATACATACAATTGACCATGGTATTCATTATTTCGGTTGCTGGAAAACCGGAAGCCATGCCACATTGTGTTTGGTACAAAAGATTGCGTGCCAAATGTTGCGGATTTATTGCTTCAGAAGCTAAAACGCCACGCACAATTTGATCTTCATCATGCGTGGGACTCACTGAATATTTATCGTACCATGCAAGCATGATATCAAATGCGGCATTCATAAAGTCGCTATTCAGTGTATATCCAAAATGACTGTAATCACCAGCCATTATTGATGGACCAACCTCCTGGATGTATTTAGCCAGTTGAGTCCACTGACCCCCGTCAACATTTATACCAATCGCGTGTTCGGTGTAAATGCGATTAGCTTTAAATGCTGCCATGAAGTCACCGAAATATCTCTTAAAAACAATGAGATACTGGACAGGGCAAGTTGAGAAAACCCTCGTCTTGCCAGGAGTACGTGCTTTTTCAAATACCTCGCACGTATCCTTCAAACAGTCGACGTTAATAACGTCACATTGGATTCCACGCTTACGCATGGCAATCTCTGTTTGCATCATGTCCTGCAATGGTTTATAAATTCCTTTTAAAACCATGCCTCGGGTTGTTTGTTCCATATCAAATAACCATGCCTTAGATTTACATCCAATTGGGCGTTGTTTTTGAAATGGGAAGCCCTCGGATGATTTCCATTCGAGTGCTGAAAACTCAGGTCGCTCTTGAACCCCGCAGATTGCTTCTTGGTAAGACAGCACGCCAACATCTTGACGTAACGGTTTACACAATGTAAGAATCTTGAGCGAGTAATGTTCGCGCACCTGATCAGTTGTAGCTCGCTTAAATTGGCGCGACACTAAGCCATGTTTTGTGCATCCCAAAGCCAGAGGATCTGCGCCCTTCATGCGCGGATCATGCTTCGTTAACGGCATCGGTTCCGTTATATTTTGATACACTTTATTATGCAATATACTCTTTGTATACTGCGTTTCACCGCTTTGGGATGAAGCCATTTTTGGAGGTACAACTCCCTGCCCAAATACCATGGATGTAATATCCACTTGGGCCAATGCAACATCGTCCAAATCCAAATCGGTGATGTCAACCACTGGATGCTCACGTGAGGGTGCCGTATAAAAGGATTCACGCACAAGACGTTCAGCCAAACCGGTCTTACAACCATCAACGCCAGCAACATGCATACCTATTATGGGTCTTTCAAGACTCATATCCATTATTATGGATCCACAATAGCCAGGCAATGACATCTCATACTCATAAGTTATATCAAGATCGACGGAATCACTAAAACGATTATTAACTAATGGTTTTATTGTAATGCCATCTCGCCGGATCATCATTTTAACCATTGAGCTGGATGCACCAGGGCGAACAAACAATACTTGCGTCGACAAGTATGCGTGAGCGGCATTTGGAGCAAAAAACTTCGTGATATTTTTCACACACGGAATCGTGTGTGGCATATCAACTATCACGAAGTTACTATCACGCTTGCCCTTTTCATATTCCATGTATGTACGTTTCAAATCAAGTACATCCACTTCAATACCGAGCTCCGGATTGAAAGCCATTCGGCCGCCGTCTTCAACCCATCTAAAGCGTATGATGCGATTACTTGGTGTATTTTGTAGGGCCTCCAAGTAATGTCTCTGCATCAAACATCGACGCTCATATAACATCAAAC